ACAATCGATCAAGCGAGATATTTTGCGTTTCAGGTTTATGATGTGGATGCAGCTCAAGCAAATGTGAATCTTATGGATGCGGCAATGGAAAGGGCAGCTTTTTCACTCGCAAAAGATATAGACACTTATATAGCTCAAAAGTATATTGACGCAGGAATAGAAATGGGTGATTATGAAGTTAAAGCCGAATCAGGAACAAGTACAATAACGGCTTATGATTTGATAACTGAAGTTGCAGCAAAGCTTGATGAGGACAATGTTCCTGACTCGGGGCGTTGGTTAGTTATTCCTCCTTGGTTTCACGCTATGTTGCTTAGATCTATTGAGTACAAATTAGCAGTTGAAGATTACAAAACAACAGGAGTTATTCCTCAAGTGGCAGGGTTAAAAATATTGAAATCTAATAATATTCAAACAACGGGAACTGGTGAAAATATGTATTATTACCTCATGGGCGGAACAAACATGGCAATATCGTTTGCGACGCAAGTGCAAACTACTGAAGCTATGCGTTCTGCAAGTAATTTTGCAGATGTAGTACGAGGGCTTGTGCTTTATGGTGCAAAGGTGTTTTATCCTGAGTCACTTATTTCTGTAAAAGTAAAAAAAGGGAGTGAGGCTTAATGAAATTAGAGAGAAAATTTAATGCATTAAGTGATTTGTTAGCAGAAGCTAATGCGTCTTTGAAATTAGCTGACTTTGATGGTTATAATACAAAATCGACAGCCGTAGGTGTTTTAAAAATTGACGATCCTGATACGCTCATAGCTATCGATTTATCAGTGAAAGCAGACAAAGAGTTAACAGTAACAATCAAAGATAGATATGAGGAATCAGCCGCTTTCGAGATTTCAAAAACTTTTGCATCTACAACCTCAGTACTATGTTCAGGAACATTTCTAGTTGCTCCGCTTGAAACATATTATCATGGAGATGATGGTTCTGTAAACATAGAATTAAGTACTACAGAAACTAATTTAGCAGCAGCCGCTTCGAAGGTGAATGTGTTTAAGATAGAGTTGTAGAAATTTTTAAAATGAGGTGGTAAAAATGGCGGAAATAGCAACCACACTCGAACAATTGAAAGCGTTTTTAAGCAAGTTTTTTGAACATGAACCGTACGGTGACGAATATCTAAAGATGATGCTTTCACAATACGATATTAAAGGCAATGAGCCTGTAGACAAGGATTTGACTCCATTTGTTTGGTTGGCTTGTGCGGATATTCTTGAGTTGTATGTAATCGGTGTTGTAGACTATGATCAGGGTGAAATTGTTGAAAAGATTGACAGGCAATCAATTATGCAAGCTATTGAAAACATACGAACAAGAAATGGAAAAGTGATTGTAAGTGAATTCTACGACTCGTCAAGTGAGTTGACTTAGAAATGACTTTGAAGACGTATACTGAAACAATAACATACGATCAATGGGGTAATCCGACTGTTTCACAAGTTACAAATACATATACAATCGAAAGTAGAGATTTTCAGTCAATTTCACAGTACGATTCACTAAATATAACTGATGATGGTATTTTGAAAAATAAAATGCGAATATTGTTTTTGAAAGGTTCAAATAAAGGTGCGGCAGTAGATGTAGGAAAAGTAATAACGGTTGATGATGAAGATTACACGGTGGTTGAGATAAGAGAGTATGAGAAACACAAAGAGGTAATTTGCCGTGGGTTGGAATAAGACTCCGCAAGAGTTAGCAAACAGTCTTAAAAAGTATATTTCAGAAAGCGAAGAAAATTTAGTTAATATTCTTCACAGAATTGGGCAAGAATCTATCAATTGGGCGAGAGATAACGGGAGTTATACTGATAGAACAGGAAACCTCAGAAACAGCATAGGTTATATAATTTTCAAAGACGGACGAGAGTATGACTTCCAAGGGAACAGCCCAGCAAGAAGTAATAAAGATATCGTTGTTAGTCTTGTCCAAAACGAAATCCCGAGTGAAGGTTATGCATTAGTTACGTTCGCAGGAATGGAATATGGAATATACGTAGAAGCGAGAGGGTATGTAGTATTGACGGGAGCCTTTGAAAACATTCCTACGGCAAAAATACTTGAGCAAGCTTTAAAAAGTTGAAAGGGTGATTAGATGCTTCATGGAGAGATCGCAAGCGGTTTTTTCAACAAGTTAAGAAAAGTAGTCACAGTTGTGCCTGGTGAGGATGGAGAAGAAGACGAAACAATAACTACAGGTATTTCTGTACCCATATACAAGTTTTTCTCAAATCAAGCAGGTGAACGAGTTGTAATTCAAGTGAAAGCAAACGTTCAGAACACTCTCCAAACCGCTCAAGTATGGTTTGTTATCTATTCAACGGTTAAAAGTGGAATAGTGAATACAAGCCAGTTAGAAAATATTCAACATGAGATTGAATCAGAGTTAGAAGATGGAAATATAACGCTTCCAAGCGGTGAGATAGTATATTTTGAGCCCATGAGTATTGACGGACCATTTATTGATGGTGAAAGACCGCAGGAAGCTTTCACAATTTTAAGATATAGAATTAAAGCATATTAAAGGAGGCTTGAAAAGAAATGGCAAATTTGATATTTTCAATTGAAAGTGTGAAGTTGGATGAGGTAGGGAAATCAAATCCGACTTGGGCAATAGATTTAGGCGTGACTAAAGGCGGAGGCTCATTTACACAAGATGTTACGTCTCTTGAGATAATGAGCGATCAAGCGTCAGATCCTGAGGCTATTATCGCGACTCAAGCAACGAAGACTATCACACTGAATTTGCTTGATGCAACACCGAGTAATCTTGCGCTTGCTTTTGGTGGATCAGTGGATACAACAGATACTAACAAGGTTACAATACCTTCGTTGGTTACAGGAGTTGAAAAGCAAGTCAAGATAACGACAAGGAAAGTTAATAATATTCAATATGAAATAAAGATTCCAAGGGCGCTCATAAAGGGCAATTCGACAATTACATTCAGCAATGACGACGCTTCGTCAATACCTATCGAAATCACAGTTTTAACTCCAGCGTCAGGGAATCCTGTTACTATCACAAAATTGTGAGAGTGAGGTGAAAAATAATGGCAGCGGCTAATTTGATATTTTCGATAGCAAATGTAAAAATTGGTACAAAAGAAACGGGAACATATGGAACAGATTTAGGCGTGACTAAAGGTGGAGGAACTTTAACTCAAGATATAACCTCTGTAGAGATACGTAGTGACCAAAAGAGTGATCCCGAAGCCATAATAGCCACTCAAGCTCCAAAAACCTTAACTTTGAATTTGCTTGATGCGTCTCCAGACAATTTGGCTTTGGCGTTTGGTGGATCAGCGGCGGGAAGCGTAGTTACAATTCCAGCATTGGTTGAAGGAATAGAAAAGGGTATAAAAATAACAACGAGAACAGTAAACAAAGTATATTATGAAATTGAAATTCCACGAGCATTAGTCAAGGGCAATTCAACCATAACTTTTGGAAGTGATGATGCGTCTACAATTCCACTTGATGTGGCAATATTGAAACCCTCTTCAGATACATATAAACCAGTCACAATTAAGAAAATTACAGTAGCTTAATAGGGAGCTTAGTCTCCCTTTTTTTGCTTTTTATATTTTTTTTGAATGAGGTGGAAGTATGAAGAATAAAGGCGAATTAGGCGTTATAGGAAACTTTCCTGAAAAAGTAAAAATCGGGGACAAAGAATATGAAATAAAATCTCCTTCGCTGGGCGTTTCAAGTTTGATAGCGCGTGAAATGCAGGAATTATTGGGAATTATAGGCTTTGATGTTTCAAAATATGATGACAAAACAAAGCTTGAAACGATGGTAACTGATATTTTGCGTGGTATATACAATGTAATAACAAGCGAAAAAAGTGAACAAGCAATTGATTGTGTAACACGGATAATCTCACTTTTAATTAATAATTCAAAGGAAGAAAAGATAATTACGTCAGAAGAGATTAAATGGAACATGAGTATTAAAGATTTTACACCACTTTTGATTCAAGTAATTAGGATGGCGGATATATCGGATTTTTTTCTAATGGCGCTGAAACTGGCGCAGGCGTACGACGTAGAGGGGATTCTCTCAGATTCACAAAAATAATCTTTTCAATAGCGCAAACCATGGGATGGACAATCGAATATATAATTTGGAATTTATCTCCTCAACAGCTTATATTGCTTTCAAAAGCAAGTGAGGAAATATATAGTCAAGACAAGGAAACATACAAACTTGAGGAGATGGACGAAGAAGAGACTTTGAAACAAATCTTTGGAGTTGATATTTTCGAAGAAAGCGAAGTGAAAAAAGATGCCTGAACTTGATAGACTTTATTATACTTTAGGAATTGAAACGACAGACTTTGAGCAAGGGATAGCAAAAGCAGAAAGCAACTTTTCAAAACTTACACAAAGCGTTGCGTCAATGGCAGCGACTTTGGGTATTTCGCTTGGTTTGAAAAATGTAATCAAAGACGTTCAGAGTTTAACAATGAGTTTTGATTATGCAACACGTCAGATTTGGACATTACTTGATATAACAGAAGAAGAATTCAAAAGCTTGCAGCAGTCTATTATTGAACTCTCTAAACAAGGTGTATATAGTGCAGAACAAATAGCAAATGCAATGTATCAAGCAGTATCTTCAGGAATTGAAGCGGGTGACGCAATATCATTTGTTTCAGAAGCTATGAAAGCAGCGCAAGCGGGAGCTTCGGATTTGTTTACTGTCGTTGACGGGCTTACAACAGTTATGAATGCTTGGGGATATTCAGCCGAGGAAGTTTCAAGGATAAATGATATTTTGTTTTTAGGAGTTGACAAAGGTAAAACCACATTCGAGGAGTTATCTTCGTCAATTGGGCTTGTAGCTCCAACAGCTTCGCAAGCGAGAGTTAGTCTTGAAGAAGTTATTTCAGCTATTGCAGCAATGACTCAGCAGGGGTTATCTACTTCACGAGCGGTGTTTTCGTTAAACCAAGCAATTATGAGCATTATAGCTCCTTCTGAGCAAGCGAAGAAAATAATAAATGAACTTGGAATAGAATTCAACGAAACGGCTCTTAAAGAGCAAGGTTTTGCAGCAATATTGAATGAAGCTTATGAAGCGGCGAACGGGAATGTAGAAATATTGACTACATTATTTGGTTCTGTTCAAGCTTTGAGAGCAGTGTTATCGTTAACAGGTGAAGGTGCGGAAAATTTCACAAGCATTCTTGAACAAATGGAAACGGTAGCAGGAAAGACTGATGCGGCATATGAGAAGATGCAAGGTAGTCTTGAGAATACACGAAAACAGATGCAAAATATGTTTGATGCAATAAAGCTTGAAATAGGAGAAGCATTACTACCGTTTTTGCAATGGATAACAAAAGTTGGGATGGCGTTTGCAGATTGGATTGAACAAATGAGCCCAGCAGAAAAAATTATCATGGGAGTAACAACAGCTTTAGTTGCGCTCATTCCTATTATGCAAACAGTAAATTTGCTTTTAAGTGCGTTGAAGTTGGGAACTGGAAACTGGTTAGGAGCGTTGCTTGGAATTGGCGCAGCGGTGGGTGCGTCAACAATTGCGATAGGGACGTTGAATCAATATATGAAAGATGCAGCAGAAGAGGCAGAAAAAGCAAAGAAAGCGCTTGAAGGTTTGAGTGCAGCGGAATTGCAACAACTAAATGAAAATCTTTCTAAATCGACGGTTGAAGCAGCAAGTTTAAATGAAGAAGTTAAAAATACGGCAGAACGTTATATAACTTTGATTGAGCTTGTAAGAAAATACAATGATTTGCAAGCAATTAATTCAATTGAAGCAGCAGACGTCAAATCACAAATTGAAGAAATGTTAACTATGTATCCTGAACTAAACAGCTCTGTATACTATACGGGAGTACAGTATGAACTTCAAATCGGATATTTAAAACTTATTCTTGAGTATGAATTAGAACGTATCAATGCGCAGATTGAACTTCAAAAACAGCAGTTAAGTACGGCGCAATCGACGGAAGAAATAAATAAGCGAATAGCGCAAATACAAGAACAGCTTGAAGTTGGAAAAGGTGCAATGGAATGGTATCAATATATCCTCGACACTTCAAATTTGAGTAAGAATGTTAGAAAAGAAGTTGAGGATATGTACAATGTAGCAGCAAGCAAGGTTAGTGAATTAGAATCAGAATTAGAAGCTTTGAATGATTTGACAAAGAATAGAGCAGAAGCAGAAAAAATAGTTGTAGACCTTCAAACGAAGCAAATGGAAATTCAAGAGAAAATTAAAAATTTAACGGCAGAAAGTATGAGAAAGCAGCAAATTGAACAAACGAAACGACAAATAGAAGATCTAAACGCAGCGGTTGAAGAGCAAATAAAAACACTTGAAGAAATCACTGATAAAACTTCTGATAGTTATGCAGCACAATACGAAATAGTTTCAAGAACTGTAGAGAATATGAAAAAAGTTATAAATAGTTATATCAATGCAATGATTGAACAGGGCGAAATAACAGAAGAAACACGAAAAATGATGCTCATGCTTATTGACGTAGACAAACGTTTAGAAACGATTAAGCCTGAAATTATTCCTACTGTTCAAACAATTGATATAGATGCTATTAGACAAAACGTTGAGTTGACACGTAAAATATACGAAACTGAAAGCGTTGATATAGCAAAAACATTTTATCAACAAACAGCTAGTGAAATTAATAAAGCATTAATTCAAGCTATCCGTCTTGGCGATGAAAATATGATTAGTGCTCTTCGTTCATATAAAGAAAATATTGATGCTATTGGCGAAGAAATAAATGAATCGATTAAAACAACGATTTCAATAGATGAAGATGTAATTCGAACGATTGAAGAAGATATAAAACAAAAATTAAGTGGATTGCAACGAGCAATTGAAGCGGGCGAAAAAGATATATCAAAACAAATGTATACTGAATTATTGAACTACATTTCAAATGCTTTAAAACAAGCTTATATTGAGAATAATCAAGAAACAATAGCAATGTTAAAGCAATATGAGAACGAAATTTCAAAGTACGCAGTGAGTTTCGTTGATACTCTTAGTAATTCATTAACAAGTGAAGAAATTCAAAATCAGCTTAATCTCATAAATCAAGCAATGCAATTAGGTTTGAATGATTTAGCAAATACTTTAGCAGGAAGCCTAAAACAAAGAATAAATCAAGCTCTTGAAGATTTATTGAACGTTGAAGATGTAGAAGAACGAATAAACGAATTAAAGAATGTTTTATCAAAAATTGACGAAATACTTACTCCTGATATTGTTACTGATATTCAAAATGATATAAATATGTTAAAAAGAGCTTATGAAGAAGGCTTGACAGACTTTGCAAACACTCTCGAAACGTATATTTCAAGTACTTTATTGAAACAATTATACGAAGCATGGAAAAGCGGAAATGACGAGCTATACAATGAAATATTGAGATTACAAACAATGTTTGAACAAATGAAGATTGAGCTTAAACCGATTGAAATCACCGAAATAGGAATAAATATAAGTCAAATTCAGAAAGATTTTGAGATGCTGAATTTGTACATTGAAAAAGGATATATTGAACTAGCTCAAAGATTATCTCCTAAACTGTATCAAGATATCATGAAAGGTTTGGAACAAGCAATTCAAGAAGGTAATAAGGAAATATTGCAACAGATGTTAGCTTTCAAAGAGCAATACGAAGAAATTATGCAATCATTGACTGTTTCAGCTATTCCTATTACTGAAGAGATTAGGAATAATTTATC